TCGTCCATTTAGCGGCGGTAAGCGCATGTTCTGCACATTTGCGGATCGCAATGAGCATCAGACTTGCTTCCGAATTGCGCTTTGTAATTTCAATCATGTCCTGTAGTGCCTTCCGCAGTCGCATGTTTTCAGCGTAAAGCTCGTCGCTGCGTTTAATCTCATTGGCAAGGTGCTGATCAAAGGCCATCGGTTGTTCCTATAGGGCGCATATTCATTCTGTCGGCAGTTTTGGTAGCGGCATCCAGTGAGTCGGTGCGGAAACATATTCGGTATCGCTCGTCCACGTGCCGTTACCCTCGCAGCTAACAACCGAGCAAATTTTGGATTTGGACCAACATCCGAGTATTTCGGTCCCATCCTTCGGCGCTGTCTCTATTTTCTGCCAGTCGCTCATAGACCTCTCCCGTGTGGGCGCATAAGCGTTCAGCCTCCCGGTGGCGGCGGTCCTCCGGCTGAGCCGGGCGGCGGCGTGCCGGTCAACTGGCCGGTCATGTCTGGCGGGCCACCCGGCGGCGTGTTGCCCATGCGCGCGGTGTTGTTGGCACCCTGCGGTCCCTGACCTGCGCCCGCGGGCGCACCGGTCGCGCCCATCTGCCCGCGCACCATGCCGTTCATCGCCACGATGGACGGCAGCATGCTCTTGAACGCCTGCGTGAGATCGAAGCGGTCGTCGAGCCGCTGCAGCAAGTCCTTGGCCAGATAGTTGGGATCGATACCGGGGATTTGCAGCAGCAGCGGGTAGATGCGCTGGGCGTTGGCGATGTCTTGCGCCGCGTTCGGTCGGCCCATCGAACCGGCCTCGATCTCCAGATAGATTTCCTGCGCGATGTCCTGCCGCGACAATTCCGGCCACACCGCGCCGGGGCCGACGATCTTTTCGACGGTCGGCTTCGACATCTCGGCCATGAGGATTTGACCGCCGTTGCGCGCCAGTTGCGTCAACAGATCGTTGAGATCATCGATGTTGGAACCCATCGACGTCATGCGCGAGCCTTCGGCAACCTGCGTTTGCGTCGCCGTCGTGTCGGACGTGCCGCCGAGATTGGCTTCCTGAATGCCGGTGGTGCGCAGGATGTCCTCGTAGACCGGGTTCACCTCATACAAATTGGGATCGATGCCCGGGCCGCTGTAGGCCTGCAGCAGGTTCTTCACGTCCTGATTGGGCTGCAGCGCGTTCAACTCGACCACCGCATTGGCGGCACGGTTCTCCAGCTTGTCGAGGTCTTCCTCCTCCATGGTGCCCGCCACCACCGCGGTGAACGGGCGCGCGGCGATGCGCTGCTCCTTGAGGCCTTCGCGGCAGCGGTTGTATTCGCGCTGCATGTCGCGGATCAGCCGCACGTCGGACGGCGGATAGATTTCGGTCTCGTGATCGCACTCGTTGAAGATCAGCGGATACCAAGGAAAAAACCGCTCGTTGTAGATTTCCGGTGACGCTGGCTCACGCAGGAAGTCGTTGTAGCCATCGCACACGGTGTAGATGAGGCCGTCCTTGCGGCAGTAGATGTCCCACACGAGGCAGAAATCATACTCGCGATCTGCCGCCTTGCCGCCCTCGACCCAGTCGTAACCGGCGGTCATCTCGCGCGCCATCTGCACCGGATCGGGGCCGCGCAAGTCCCAGCACTTGTAGCCGGTAAACTCGGTGCCGACGTCGATGCCGTAAATCTCCTCGATGTCGTTCTTGGTCAGAATGTACTGCTCCGCGACCCAGTCCGCGCCAAGGAAGTTGCGCAGTTCAAGCGTCTTCACGTCGGGGATGATGTTGGTCGGCAATGGGTAATCAAACGTCAGCCCCTCGCGCGCGACAAAGTCGACCTGCTTGGCCATGTCGTTGATCAGCAGGCGCAACTGTTCGGCCTCCTTGTCGTTCTCATCGGTGAGATCGTCGGCCATGTCGGCGGCAAGGCGCTCGATGGTGGCAAGGCGCTCACCGGCATCGGCGATGCCCTTTTCGAGATTGGGGCTTTTCTCCATCACCCGCTCGAAACCCAGCTTCACATAGCCGACGCCGCAGGTGACGGTGCGGCGCACGACCATTTTCATCATTTGTTTGAAGGAGTGCACCTGCTGATCGACGTTGTAGGCGTAGAGCAACTCCAGCGTCTTGCCGAGTTTGTCCATCAGCGCGTTCTGCGCCTTGACGCGCGCGGCATCCATGGCGACCGCCATGCCCTGCTGCGCCGCTGCCATCATCGCCGGATTGCTTTGCACGGCGCTCATCGCGCCCATGACGCCGCTCATCGTCGGATCGCCGCCCATCGGCGGCGCACCCGGCATTCCCGGCGGTGCGCCGGGAGGCATTCCCTGTAGCGGCATACCCGGCTGCGGCGGCATCCCCGGCATCACCCCCGGCTGCGTCATTTGCTGAACCATCATGCCGCCGGTCTGCACAAGTTGCTGCAACTGCGTCTGCGTCTCGTCCCACGCCGTGGCGATCATGCGCTCGCGCTTGCGCGCGATGGCCTTGGGATTTTTGGCGTAGAGGAAGGCCGTCTTTTGCGCGACGAGGCGCAGCGTCAGATTGGCAACGTAGCGCGGATCGGCAGTGTTGCTCCCATCACCGCTCGTCGGGTTCAGGTTGCCCTTCGACCACTGATGGCCGAAGGCAAAGTCCTGATCCTCCAGCATGCGCCGGAAGGCTTTATCCCAGTGCTTTTTCGCCGCCTTGACGCGCCCGGTCCATGCCGCGACCAGCGCCTTGCGGCGATCCGGCGGGTCGGGTGCATCGCGCGGGATGGTGTCTTTCTTGTCGGGATTTTCCGTCTGCGCGTAGCCAAACTGGACCGTGCCATCCGCCGCGAGCATCTGCGCCAGCAGCGATCCGCCAACCGGCCCGCCCATCGTTGTGTCTACAGCCATCCGTTGAGGCTCCTCTTGCGCCGGTCAAGCCCCTCGCGACGTCTGGTGCCCGCAAGCAGTGCGCGGAACGTGCCTTCCGCAACGACTGGCGTCACAGGCCGCTGCTTGGTTCGCGGCCTCATCTTGTTTAGTCCCAGCCCGATGAGCGCCAAGGTGTCGACGAAGTCGTCCTTGTTGCCCAGCGGGAATTTCAAAATCTGATCTTGCGCCTCGCCCCACCATCTCGTCCAGCCGGGGAAGTGCACCATCTTCATTGCCGCGCGCGCTTGGATCGACTGCGCGCGCTGCTGCTTGTCCTGTGCGGGTGTGATCGGATCGATGGCGCAGAACACGCGCTTCTCCAGCATGCGCTTGCGCAAAAACGGCGCGATGGACTTGGTGACCTGACCGTTCTCAGCCCACCAGAATTGCGGCTTATATTTTTCGATCAGGATCAGCATGCTCTCGACCGCGACGTTGCTATCGAGCCGATGCCAGATCACATCGGGCATGATCCACAGATGATCGGCCTTGTCGACGCCAACCACCATCAGGCAGGTCTTGTCGCCTTGCCGCTCCTGCGTCACCGCGTGATCGCTCGCGCCGTAAAAGCGCATCTCCTCATGCGCGGGCAGATCGCGCATCGAGTTGTAGGTGATCATGTCCTCGGCGCGGAAGAACGCACCCTCGCGCGGTGACGGTCGGCCCTGATAGAGGGCATTGAAGCCGCGCGGATCGCTGACGCGAATTTCTTCCAGATATTCCTTGTCGAACCGCTCCGGCCACAGGCTCTCGCCCGGCTCGCGCTTGAGAATGTCGTCATCTTCGGCCAGCGCCGGGAGATCGATCTTGTGCCAGAGCCGCGCCTCGTCGATGGTGTAGAACGGATTGAGCGGATCGGTGAGGCGACCGATGAGGTCGTCTTCGGTCCATTGCGTGGTGATCAGCACGATCACGCCGGTCTTGTTCATCAGGCGGGTGCGCAGCACCTGCGTGTACCACGACCACAACGTGTCGCGGATGACGGCGCTGTCGGCTTCCTTGCGGTCCTTGATTGGATCGTCCAGCACGATGAGATGCGCGCCGCGACCGGTGATGGCCGAGCCGCGACCGACGCAGAACACAATGCCGCCCGCCGTCGTCTCGACGCGGTTGACCGCAGCCGACCGCTGCTTGATTTCGAGATCGGGGAAGACCTGCTTGTAGGCGGGCGACTGCATGATGTCGCGAATGCGGCGACCCAAATCTTCTGAGTAGGTCTGATTGTAGGTGGCGACGATCACCGACTTGTCGGGATGGCGACCGATGTACCACGCCGGAAACATATTCGACGCCAGCGTCGTCTTGCCAAACCGGGGACCGATTTTGATGATCAGCCGCCGGAATTTGCGCGCGTCGATCTCCTCAAGGCCAGCGCCGATGACCCGGTGAAATTGCTGCGGCGAATACAGCGAATAGGCCGGATCATCGGCGTGGTCAGCGTCGGGCATCATCAACTGCGTGAACGCAATCAACTCCTCGCGCGCCTTGAGGATCGCGCGCTTGCGCTGCAGCAGCGTGAGATGCCGGTTGTTCATCGCGTTACCTTTCCGCAATCAGCGCACATCCAATGCACTGACTTCTCGTCATAGTCGATGCATCCGCCGCAGCACTGCAGCCAGCATTTCAGTCCCCACCAATTCCGCCAATACCTCAACCTCATCAGTCGTAGTTTCGATTCTTCGGTCGACCGACCGGTTCGGGATGTTTGGTGACATGCATCGGCACTTCCTTGCGGCTGACCGTGCCGGTGACCTCGCGACGGCCCGGCGTGCTGGCCGCTGGCGGTTTCTGCACGGCCTGCTGCACATCGTCCTGTGGCGATGAGTGATGCGAGTAGCGGTCGCGCGTGTCGGATGGCGGCGGTCCTTCGTCGGTGGTGTATTCGTCTTTGTTCTTCTGCATGATGCTCTCCTATTGTTGGTTTTTCTCCAGCCACTTGGAGACACGGTCGACCCACTGCTGGTTGGCGCGCTGATATGTCGGTGCGCCCTCAACGCCGCGCGCCATCAGGTAGTCGTGGCGGTACGGCTCATAGCCCAGCCTGCGGTAGGCGTTGATCATGTCGGGGAACATGACCTCTTTCGGCACGCTGGTGCCGAAACTGCCTTCGTAAGAGCCAGCCAGCTTGGTCGGATAAGTCAGGTGCAGCGCGCCCTCGGTAAACGTCCTGCCGGTGGGATCGGCGCGCGCGATGGACAGACCAGACGCGCCAGTCGGCACATTGAGCAGCCGCGGATCGGTCACTGCAAAGCGCGCCTCGGCGACACTGGGAAATCCGGCCTCCTGAAACTGCCGCGTATCCATGGTCTTGGCAAATTTGTTGCGCACATCACCGCCGCCCTCGCGCAGGTATGCGGCAAGATCATCGGCCTGCACGCCGGGCCAGTCACGAACCGGGCCGAAGTTGGCATCTGTCCTGCGCATCGCGGCATTGAACGAGCCAAGGTCTCTGCGGCCTACAGCGGCGTCGGCCAGCATGTTGGCCAGCGTGTCGGACGCATGATGCGAAAAGTCGACCGACCGCTCGCCCATCGCGGTGTACGGCAGGTAAACCGGCTTGCCGGTCGTCTCGGAAAGATCGCGCACGGTATTGCCCAGCCTGCTGGCGACACTCGGTGCCGATGCCCAAACCGCACCTTCCGGCGACTGCGCCGCCATGTAGCCATGGCCACCCTGCATCGTTACCGGGTTGGCGAGCGGTGTCTCGCCGACCGCGGTCAGTGCGCTGCCAGCAGCCGAACGGTCGCCCAGCGCAGGCAGCAGCAGACCGCCCTGCAAATCAGACGGCGTGATGATCTTCTCGGGCACTGCCGCAACGGCGGGATCAGGAACGTGCGTTGCAAACATTTCGGAGATTGGCCGCGGCAATTTTACTTTTGAGATGCCGTGCCAGAGCGCCGGGTCTCTCGTCACCCCGGCAATGCCGCCACCGCCGAAGCCGCCAGCCAAATCTTGCGTCTCTGTCGTGTCGGCGAGCATCTGCGGCACGCCGCCCTGCTGGTAGTTTGCAATGTCCTTCTGCGTCTGATCCTGCGCGCGCTGCAGCCAACTTGGCCCCAACGGCGACTGATCGTATGGTGACGGCGGTGGCGCAGTGCCCGACAGCAACCAGTCCTCCGGCGTCAAGCCGCCGTAGAAGGTTGTGCCGAGACCTTGGTCCATCAGAACCTCCGCCGATAGCCGAAGTGAACTTCGGGCGGCATTGGTCGCTCCGGCATCGGTTGATATTTGCCGGAAGCAAACAGTTCACCGAGCGGCACCGGCACCGTGACGTTGCCGGAGATTTGCGGTGGCGCGTTCGGGATCAGCGAGTTGATGTCGACCTGCGGCATCACATATCGCGGTGGCTGGATTGGTGGGGCAAATTGCGGCTGCTGATACGGCGCATCCTGCTGCGGTAGCGGCAGCGCGTACTGCGGCACGTCCTGCGGCATATCCCACCGGCTGGCCAGAGAATTGCCAAGCCACTCGTCATTC